AACCCTAAATCTTTTGCACGAGAAACTACATTCTTTCTTATCTGTGCTGAATCTAAAAATAATTCTGAAGCTGCAATGTTTGTATTTAAACCACTAACATGTCCTGCATATGCTAACATATCTATCAAGACTCCTAAGTTAGCGCCTTCAAAATCATAATCTTTAAACTTATCTTGTCCCTTTAGATAAGTTTTAATATTGGACGCAATATCATCAAAATCTAAATCTGTTGCTGTTATTTGTGAACTTTTTACTGTTGCCATTATCGTACCCTACTTACTACTACATTTACTTGTTGTTTCTCTCTTGTACCTATGATTTGATAAAATACTGTTATATTCAAAGTGTTATCTTCATCCACCATTTGAATTGCAACTCTTCCAATTCTAGGTTCAAGTATATTTAATTCTTCTATTATTCGTTCAGTGATTCTTCTTCTTGTTCCTGGCATATTGAGTTCAAATAATTGTCCTCTTAGATTAGAACCGAAGCTTGGTTTAAAAGGTCTCTCATAATGATTTGTTAGAAGAATATTTCTTACTGCTCTCTTGATAGCATCACTATCCTTTTTTGTGACTATATCACCTGTTATTGGATGAGCTTCAAATGATAAATCCAAATCAGCGAATAAATCTTTATTAGCTACTGTTGATGCATTTGGTTTTGTGTAATCTCTCGTTGCCATAGGACTATTTATACTTCTTATTCAACTTTATTAAATCTTAATTATAGAAACAGCCGTTCCATTTACTGGTGCTGTATCAAAAATAATTTTATTTCCTACTATTGTTGCTCCCTGTGTGGACTCTAACAGTATTGTATCTGGTAATTCTCCTAGACCATTGACATTTTCAACACTCTCTAATAGAAGATTACCACCATCTTCCATAATCATTTCATCTTCTTTACCATCTATAAAAACTCTTGCAGTTCCACTTCCATCAGGTAAATCAAATTCTGTTCTCACGCCATCTGCATCTGCATATGATACATCAGGAAAAGCAACCATGTCTTTACCTATTCTTGGATGGTCTGGAGTATTTTTTCTAGTTGTTGAGATAACACCACCAATTACTGGAAGAGCAACTCCAATACCCATTGGCATTCCTATTAGTTTTAAGAAATTACACCATGTTAAGAACAAGAAGTCAAATATCTTTCCTAATCCTATCATATCAAGAAACTTCTTCACTATCTTAACCCAATCAAACATTATTTTCTTATGCCAATTCATTTTAAAGTCTTGCAACTCTAAAGAAATCTCAGCAATTTTTTCTTCTATTGATTCAGTTGTTGACTGTATCTCACCACCTATAATTTTTAAAATATCAAAACCAAAGATTTCTATTTTTTCTATTGCATCTTTAACTGCCTTATGAAACAATCCAGCTTCTTCTACTAATTCTTCTTCTAATTTCTTCTTCTCTATTTCTTTCTTTTCTAATTCTTCTGATAATGCGATATGTTCTTCCATACTGATGTCTGGGTCTTCTAATTTCTTTCTAATCTCTTCAATTTCTTCGGTCAATCTTTTTATTTGTCTTTGTTTGTAAACTTTAGTAGTCTTCCATTTTTCTTTTATCGCTTTAACTCTAGCTTCTATCAATGCACCAATATCAAGATTCATAATATCCATTAATTCTGTCCAAGGTCCATCAGGTAATCCCAACAACTTCCAAATCTTCGAAAAAATACCTATTATTTTTTGCAATGCTTTTACATACCAATTTTGTATCCAATCTTTGATTTCAGTCTTGATATATTTCCAAGTCAATTTTGCTTTCGCCTCATCATCTAAGACTCCATACTCACCATCAAATTGTCTAAACTCTTCTGGAACAAGACTAAAGAATTTATCAACCCATTTTGACCTTAAATTGTATAGTAAATCTATTTCTTCTCTTATTTGAGCAATCTCTTTTTCTATTTCTTCAATTTCTTCTGGTGTTAAGGTATCAATTTCATCTTTAAGTTTCTTTTGTAGTTCTGCAAGTCTTTTATTTTTCTCTTCTATTTCTTCTAAGAACTGTATACCACCAATTTGGTCTTTCAATTCTTTTCTATAAGCAGGATTAGTGATTAATTTTAGAACATCAATTTGTAAACCTAAAATATTAATCTTAAAACTAATAGGAACTATCTTTGAAATTATTTCTGCAATCTTTGTGGGAATGTAAGTGTGAAAATCTGCAAGTAATTCAGTAAAAGCATCTTTAGCTTCTTTTTGCCAATCACGATTTTGTTTGCCTTTATCCCAATAAGGAGATAAAGCACTTTCAAGCGTATCTACAAAATCTGTAATATCCTTTTCTACATCATCAATCTGTTCTTGGACTTCGCCTAAAATTTTAGTTTTAATCCATTGTTCTTCAGCTTCTATTTGTTTATGAATTGCAGCTATTTCTTCTTCTGTTAAATCTGGATTCTCTAATTGTAGATATAGGTCTGCAATTTTCTTTTCCCTTTCTGCTTTTTGTTCTAGCATTTTACCTCGAAGTTTACTAGGTATACTTGCTATTTCATTAAATGAATTTGTTATTTCTGCTCTTGTTGGAAAATCAAATATATCTCCTTCTGGACAAGGAAACTTATCTGCGATTGATTCGCTTAATGGTTTTACTTCGCTCTCTGATGGAGGAGCAGTTGCTTCAGCTGTTGTCATAATTATTCACTAGTGCCAGTATTAGGTGCATATATTGGTGCTGAGATTTTAACTAGTTTAGCAGAAGTGCCTTTAAATTCACCACCCGCTCTTATTTCTAAATCTCCACCAATATCAATCAATCCATCTCCATAAGCTTTAATTTCAAGATTTTTATTTGCATGAATCTTCGCATCACCACTTACTCTAATGTTTACAGAGCCACCAACAAAAATATCATCATCACCACATATCAATGTATAGTTATCTTTAACTATTCTAGTATGTGAACTTCCATCTGGTTGCCATTCAAAATATGTTCCTGTTCTATGTTGTAGAGAAACTCTTTCTGCATCTCTAGTATCATCCATTTCAAATAGATGTCCTGATTCTGTATATGTTGCGTTGTTAAATGGATACTGTGGGTCTGCTTGAGTTTTTACTTCTACACCATCAGATTGTGGCCAGTCTTCCTGTTTACGAAAGATTTTATAGGTTGATTCTTTATCACTCTCACTACTTAGTTGTCTTATTAATGGAAATTTATCAAATTTAGATTTGCCTTTATCAACAGCATCAAAAACATTTATGTCTGATGCGTTTGTGATTAGAGGATAATATGGTTTCTGGCTTCTGGTTTTACCAATAATATTTTTATCTTTACTTATCCAATCTTCATAATCATCTGACTTGGTTTGACTTAATTTTCTTCCAGTGTAATCTATAACTATAGATTTAGGCAAAGAAGGATAATTTTTTAATCCTCTTTTAAGACCAGCTGCTCTTTCAGGAGATTCTTCTGGAGTTGGACCATCTTGTGTGCCTTCATAATCAGCATCTTCTAATCTTCTAGGGTCATTGAATCCATATTTAATATCATTTGCTGTGCCCTCTTTGTCTTTGTAAGTTTCTTGAAATATTTCTTGTGATATACCTTGATTGACTCCTAAAACAACAAAGTTATGTTTGTCTTCATCAGTGAATACTCCTATAACAGTTGTTCCTTCTGCAATCGCAGGCGAACTACCAAAACCACCTATACCTGTTACCGTAGTTGGCATCATAACAGTAGACCAAGGCAAATCAGGTGTAGCAATTAAACCTTTATCATGAGTGTGATACCCATGAATACGAACCCTTACTCTTCCAATCTTCAATGGGTCATTTCTATCTTCAACTATTCCATATTGTATCTGCATTTTTAATTTCCTACTTTAGCCGCCTGTTCAGCTAATGGTTTATATTTGTCTCCCTTTACATCTACTGCATAAGAATCTTTAACACAATTCAATTGAATTACACCAGTATTTTTCATAGGATTAATATCATAAACAGCTTTGGTTATTATATACGCACCAGTGTTAAATTTATTAACGACTCTTACATCCTCTGATTCATATGTTGGTATATTAAGTTGAATGGTTGAACCACAAACTATATCTGGTCTAAATGGAATACTTACCTTAACAGTCTGTTGTTCAAATAAAGATAATAGTGCGTGCCTTTCTAGATGTCCTGTGTCGTTCCATTCATCACCCACCCAATTAGTGCTGACATCTTTTGCAGTATTCTTATCAAATAATTTATCATCATCTGAATATGCATTAGTCATATTTACTTTCATCAATGTTAAAGCATTTGAAGCTATTTCTCCTTCTGGTTCTACCAGATGGCCTATGGGAGTAAGCGGAAAATTTCCCTCATCATCTTGTATTCCTGCGTGAAAGTATTCTTCTTCTCCTAGTCTTATGATTGGGAAAGAATTTGGTTTTCCATCAAATTTGCTTTGTCGGTCATAAATATCTTTAATAGAATACTTTTTATGTATAGTTATTTTTCTTATTGGGTCGTATGCAAGTAACCTACTTGCGTATGCTCCTTCTACTGCACCCTTTCTAGTATTAGCTGTTTGTGGTCTTTCATAATGAAGTATCTGTGTATTCAAACCTTGTCCAGGCATATTTACACTAATATTTTCTCCAGCTATAATCGCATTTCTAGGAAAAGGGTCAAACGCTACTGGTATTTGCATTTCTTCTGTCATTGTTTTCAATGACATGAATCTATATGTTCCACTAGGTCTAAAAAATTCTTTAATACCTGGAGGCACGCAAACTGTATCAAAGAAAAAATAACTATTTTTCCACATCGCATCATCATCAGATGCATTTGCTACTATGTAAGTTATTATTTGGTTTAATGTCCAATTAGGAACAGTTATAGCATTTGTGGAAGGAGATGTGTTTTCCCAATGGTCTGTATATGATTTTGGAGGTCTATTCCACTGAAAATGTTCTTGCCAAAGACTCAATAACATATCAGAATATGAACCTCTTAAAGTTTGACTTATTCTTTTTTGTTCAGCGAGAATAGCATTTGGGTCTATAAAAGATATAGTATAATATTGCAGATTGCCTTCGACCTTACCATCGGTCAAAGCATAAACTTTAAATGTTCTATCTACAACTGTTCTAAATGGTGAATCAGATTCCTTAGTTTCATCTCTAGCCTTTAATCTTATAGTTAAAGATTCTTGTCCGGTTATCTTATAATACTTAATTAAATCTATACCATCTACGATGGATATTCTTCCTGATACAAAGTGTTTGTCTATACCTTCATATAGTTTTATATTAGAACAAACATAAGTCAAATCAATAGTATCTTTTTCTTGATTTACCAAGGTTATGTTTTCAACTGCAACCTCACCTTGTTGAAAGGCCGAATACTCATTTGGTGTGCTAACTTCGGACATAATTTATTAATCACTCATAACAGATTCGAATCTAGATACTACTGTATCTATCAAATTAGGTAATATGACTTTTATACTTCTTTTTTCTTCGTTATCTTCAAATTCTTTATCGTAGTGCGATACAGCTGAATAACCAGAAGCACTACTATTTCTTTTTAGACCTGAACTGTTTTTATAATATGATACACCATCAGAATGATTGATTACTGATGTTGGTGTAAACGATTTAGTTGAAACTTTACCTGTTATCGTTTCGTTTGCAACAAATTCTCCACCCTCAATTGCAATTCTATTGTGTTCTGCACAAACCTCAATTACTCTTCCTTCTGATGATACACTTGTGACTTTTTCTCCAAGTAAAAATTTATTTGTAGTATCAGCACTATTAGATTTGGCTGCTACTATATCTGTTGACGAATTTGCAATTGCATATTGACCTGGATATTTTTTACTCATATATCTTTCAAAGACATCTGGGTCTTTAAACCAATCATAGTAATTGTCTATATCATTAACCATGAAGAATACCCAATGTAAATCTGAGCTACCATATAGTTTATCTGCAAGAACATCTGGTCTTTCTCCATCTCTTATGATATACTTTCTATAATCTGTAATGGCTGCAACAGCCTCTTGTTCTATTTTAGACTTTCTAAAAAAGTCTTTAATATATACTACCTTTCCATCAGAAAGTGTATATTGTATCTCTGGAAAATTTGTAAAATATTGTTTTGCCATAATTATTATCCTTTAGGAGCGCCAGGTTGACCGAGTCCTTGAGCTTTATTTCCAGCTTCCGCTGTAGTAATATCGCCATCTTGCCCTCTTGAAGCTCTTATATAAGCTGTAGAATCTCCATACATAGACCTGGTACTTCCAACATTTCCATCTACTGCCGATGACTTGATTGCGTTGTAGTTGCCCAAACTCATAGTCTTTATTTCTAAGAAGTTTAAAGTTAATTGCATATGAACAGGCATACCATCATGATATGTTGTAAACTTTTGCCCACCTGTATAATCTACTTGTGCATTTGTGCATACTGCTGGTAAAAAACCGTCAACTTTACTAGCCATAGGACCGTGGTAATAGATATGAAATATATTGGGATAATTAAAATAACTAGCATTAATAGAAGCTGCATTTCCTTCTTTACCCTCACCTTCACCAAACATTGCAGATGTTATAGCTTCATCACTGTAAGTATCTGGTAACATTGATTGTCTGAATGTTTCTATTATCATTCTGCATTGTTCAGCTTCTTTTGCAGATTTGGGCCAAAAATCAAATGTAAAGTCCCATGACCTCATTGGAATTCCATCTAACATTTGTTCTTGTTGTGGATTTGAAGCACGACCAGCTCTTAACCCCAATAAACCACCCGACATCTTATTTAGAGATTCGTTTATAACTTTATTAAATAATTTCTTACCTTGTTCCATTCCAGTATCAAAGAAGTCTGCACCGCCCGAACCAGCAGCTTCAATCATTGAAGCAATAGCTCTATTAAAAGCTGAAATGCCTTCTGGTCTGTATTGAGTGGTTGCTTGTGATATTAAGGCATCAGGAACATATAACGATATTGAATTTCTTTTATATACAGAAGTTTCTTCATAAACCTCTCCCCCACCACCAAGTCTAAAATCTTTGGTCGCTTTGTCATCTTTACCATCCAGTGATGTATTATAATAAGTATTAGTTGAATTATTTCTCTTAATTCTAGGTAATATATCAAATACGATATAATTTGCTAATGGGTCATGATATGGATAAACATAATTATTACCCTCCGGAAGTTTACTTGACTTAACGAACTTAGCAGCTTTACCTTTACTATCTGTTATTGCTGAATTAAGACTTTCTTGTCTATGTTTTAGTTGTGATTCTGCTTCAGCGGCTGCTCCGCCCAAGGTATCTACTACATTCTTGTAGTTAATGGCTTCAATTTTGGCTGCAATACCCTTTATGCTGTTAATTTTGGATTTTACTTTGTTGAATTTGCTGATGAGTTTATCAATTTTTGCCATATAAATAACCTAGTAAGTTAATCTTTAATATAGTTATTTATGTCATACAGTGGAAGGTTCAAACCAAAGAATTACAAAAAGTACCGTGGAGACCCTACAAAAATATTTTATCGGTCTTTATGGGAACGAAGATTCATGGTATATTGTGATAACAACCCTAGTATTATTGAATGGGGAAGTGA